TGTTTTGTGTTTCTCTTTTAAAGTCATTGACGTTTTTTCGCTCATTTGTCTGACTTTTTCTGAATTTTCTTTGTTTAGTCCTTTGTTCCAGACTTTATACTGCCCCATCTCGTATCCTAATTTTCTCTTTGAGACGGCTTGTTTCATTAACTCTTTGTCAGCAAACGCAGTATGAACTCTTGCGTTGTGACCGCGATAGTATGATGAATACCCTTTTTTCCACCCATACCACTTAGGGACTTTTCCACACCCACATTGACACGTTATTTTTATATCATTGTTTTTGTATTTTATGTATGCCGATTCTGCACTTATGTTGTGTGAAACTGATAGGTGTGTAAATAGTTTTTTCTCTAACTTAGAAGAAAAATCGCAAAGAGGACAATGAATACTAATATACGCCATAATGTTATAATTATAACGTATACGAAAAAGTTGTTAACCCATTCGGGTCTTTCTAGAACTGCAAGACCGCGTTATCATACCTCAGTGTAAGATCTATCTCAGATACTTCAGAGTCGCTTTTATAATCTAGAGTCCCGTAGTTGGCCTGAGTTATGAAAGCGCCTTTTATATCCCAAAGCTCGATTACTGTTCCCACTGGGTCAAGAAGCTTTAGCTGGATGTCACGCTTATAGAAGTCAGCGTAGCCGGCCCTAGCAGATACTGACTCGTAGTGAGTCCTTATCCATTCCATAACCTGTTGGGCCCCAGAAGGAGCTATTGGATCATGTAGTTTTACGCTTATTGTCTCGAAATTAAATCCACCAGAGACGTATCGTTTTGAGTTTATGAAAGGGATCATAACCTCGTTAATTTTCATTGTAGGACGAGCAGTTGATTTGATCAAAAAAGCATCTATTCCTTCGATCTGCAGAACCCATCGATTTTGTCTTTTTGGTTCAAATTTATTTGGTAGCATGTCCGTGACGGATAGTGTTTCAGCCATTTTAGTATTCTCCTAGAATTCTTTATTATAATTATATTGTTAGAGTGTATTTGACACAACAAAATCAAGTGATATGAACTCAGCTGTCTTAGTGGGTTGTATGTAGATCTTTCCACGTAGTGTGTTGTTTTCCACGTCCACCTGAGTTGTTGTCTCAGTATCAATTTTTACTTTATACCTGTCAAGGCCCGATTTCTCTTGAATGCTTTGAAGGAGCGGATTAATTTGCGCCTCAAATTTTGCAAGTGTTTCCGACCTGTTAGGTTCAAACAAAAAACCGTATGCTATATTTTTTACGTTACGTCTAATTTCAATTAATAGGCGGCGGACGTTTACTCGATCAAGCGCAGATGAAGCATCTTGTAACGTTTTTTGCCCCCAGATAACAACTTCAGTTCCTGGAAACGACGTGAGTGGATTTAATTTGTTTTCGTAAAGTGAATCAAGATTTTCCCTTGAGAAACTTACAGCAGCGCCCGAGACATTGCTTAGGGCTCCACGTGTAAAGCCAGCAGGCGCAAACCACGGATGAGCCAATGAATCATTTTTAGACATCGCACCTAGAACCGCAACAGACGGAGGGCATTGTATTGACGATCCCGCAATTGGATCTGTCATAATAACATCAGGGAAATATGCTGCACCGAATGATGAATCAAAACCGACACCAGCGAAGTTTGAAATAGTATTACCAACATCAACAACCTGATCTGATCCTGTCATGACTGAATTAGTGCTGTCATATTGATCAATATCCATAATAAATAATGCATCAAAACGAGATTCGACGGTATCAAGAGCATAATCTGTGACCGCTGAATTCCTGATACCTGGAATTGCTAACAATTGAATTTCAACATCTGATTTACTTGTAATTACATCAATAGCTTTTCGATATGATGCAACTGTAGGTCCAGAAGTTCCACCTTGTAAAGTCGCATCACTCATTTCCCTAATGATAGCTGGATTTTGCATCTTTGATTTATCTTCGTTGAAGATATTTGTCCCGTTAAATCCGCCCTGCATTAACATTGTAAATTTAGTATAGTTACGACTCACAGTTGATGTCAAATCTGAAGCAAGTAAAAACCTTGTGTCTGTAATTGCACCCGAGTCTAATGAACCGTCTAAAACAGCGTCCCTGCGATATTCAGCATGTTGCCACTCATCTACATCAAGCGTTGTATCAGAAGCACTAGTTTCTGCAATTTCAATTTTTTCCAATGAAAATTCATTATTATTTTTTACTTGCGTGCTCCAAACTGAGTTAGAACCGCCGAAAGCCATGAATTTTATAATATTTCTTGAAATTGAAGCCTGAACAAATGATTCGTTTGGCTCGGCAAGATCTTGAACGACTGAATGTTGAACACCCCAGTGGAGTTTTGCATAAGCTTTTTTGTTCAATGCTGTACCTACTGCTATAGTTCTGCGAAACGGAATAGGAAGCTCTTCAGTTGCAGAAAAGGCGCCTGTAAAGTAGTCTGTAAGTGTTAGGCTCATATATTCTTCATGGCCCATTGGAAGAGAATCAACAGGAATAGCTGATGATTTTACAGCCGTACTCATTTCAACTCTAATGTATGCAGAGCTATTTGGGTATGAACCCTGAACAGATAATTGCTGTGTGTTTTTATCAAAGTTATAAAAAAGATTGTTGTCACCTACAACTTTAGCAATATAACGATCTGATGTTGGGTCAAGAGTTAGTCCTGAAAATCTTTCTAATTGAACAGGATTTGCATCAGTGTCATCAAATTGACGAACAGCTATGTCAAATGAGCCCCAAGAACCGTTTCTATCATATGAAATATTCATAATAGAAATTTTAATATTTGTTGTTTCAGACTCACCGTCAGAAAGCGCATGAATCTTAAAGAGGTCAAATGCAGATGCACCGAATTTTTGAGACCTTACCCAGGGAGTACGCGCGTGATTAAAACGTTGCGTAAATGCCTTATAATCAATTGTTGCGCCATTGTTTGTTTTCAAAAATACAGTATCAGTTGGAGTGACCGGTGCAGTGACAACAGCATTAACAGTGTCAACCTCATAATGCGTGTAAAGTAGGTGTCCCTTCTCTTCAATCAAAAGAGGGTCAGTGTTTAAAACGTTCGAAAGATATAACTGTGATGTTGGATCAAAAGACACTTCTAAAACCGCTGGAGCATCTGTTGATGATGTATGTGTATTAAAGTAAATAAACACTGTTGAGTCAGCGCTTTGAGCAGTTGCCTCATCAGCTGTTGGTGTAGAATCGTCACCAATACCCAGCGTTACACCGTATGGTGCCATCAACATAGCGCGAACAACTGGAACAGTTCCTGATAGGCCTGCGTCAGCGAGAAATGTTGAACCTGCAGAGTCGGCCATATGCGCGCCTAATATATACGTGTCGCCGACTGCTCCTCCTGTATTTACAGGGTTTGCAGCAACATTACCATCTGCTTGCGGAAGCCGAACCCCAACTTCAAAACCGGCATTTGTTACAACACCGTCTGCGGCTTGAGAACCATCTCCAACACCTAAGGTACGAACGAATGTCAGTGCTTTAGCATTATTCAGCCACTCATTTACCGCTAATGGCGCAAACTTTTCACCATCAGATTCACCGAACCGTGTAACAAACGATCTAAAATCGCCGACAGTTGCTGGCACAAATGCAGGACCGCGATTTGCAGTACCAATAACACACGCAGGTGTCCCTTGCGGCCCAAGCTTACTTGGCTGTGATAGGTCAATTTCTCTGGTTCCTACTCCAGCGCTTTTATATGTTAATTCTGCCATTAGTAGATTTCTCCAATATTTCTATTATTAATTATTCGTTTATTCAAAACTTACACCAGATGATGTTACAATAAAGTCGATTGCAACATATTCTATTGCACGCGTTGGGACAAGTACGACTCTCCCGTTCATTTTATTTGCTTCGATGTCTGCTTGCGTATTATTTGAATTATCAACAATAACACTAAATTTATCAATACCCTGCTGCGACTGGATCACAGAAAGTTTTGGTGCTATTTGTGATGCAAACTTTGCACGTGTAGAAGCATTGTTTTGTTCAAACAGCATATTTTTTGCGACAGCAGAAATTTGGCGTTTTACCTCAAGTAGCATACGACGAACATTAACGCGATCAAGTGATGACGCCATTAGTTGAAGTGTTTTTTGCCCAAATATAACGTACCCTGCACGAGGAAACTTTGCAATTGGATTAATTCTTTCTTCATAAAGATTATCACGATCTGATGTATTTAAACGTGCAGAAACACCCTTAACTGCCTCAAGTGAAGCCCTGTTAAAACCGGCAGGTGCAAACCAGGGATATGATACTGAATCGGTGTAGCTAATTGCAGCTAACGCCGCAATTGATGCTGGCGCATCAACAATAATATCATTAAATTCATCTTGAAGCTTAACATCTGGATAATATGTTGCGACATAATTGTTGTCAATACTTCGTGCAGAAAATCTTGCAATTGTCTCATCTGTATCTGGTTCGTTGCCATCATTGTCAAAGATACGAGAAACAGCGCCGCTAGCATTCGCATATGAAATCATATCCATAAGATAAATTGCCAAGCCATAATCCTTCACTTTTTCTGCAGCATAATCAGTAATGAATGCATCTCTCATTCCAGGAATTGCAAGAATATTAATACGTGACGACATTTCATCAGTTAAAATATTGATCGCAGCTCTGAATGAATTAACAGCATTATTATCTTCACCTGATCCAGCTGGATTTGTCTTAAGCCCTAACGTGGCAAGTGTAACCGAGCCACCAAGCGCTAAACCGCCTGTATCAATTGATGTTGACCTATCACTTATTGCGGCCATGTCTGCATTTAGAACATTAACACCATCAAACCCACCTGAAAACATATTTGTAAATTTCATATATTTCGAGAATTTATTGAATGTTGATTTATCTGTTGCGTTTGCAAGAGATGCAAATGTAAGACGAGCGTCTAAAACGCCAACGTCATCTGTAATTGTGTTTGCAGCATTGAAGTAATTGCCATTCCTAATATATGAAGCCATTAACATCTCGCTAGCTGCTGTACCAACATTGCCTAAAACAGTTTCATTTAATGCAACACGAGAAAGTGTAAATTTATTATATGCCGTTGCATCTGTGCCTGCTGCAGCACCTGCAGTTAAATCATTGCTAACAGCAAGCATTTTTGCGTACGACCTAATGAGCGGATTAAACCTGCCTTTGTTTGGTTGAAGTAGCGGTGATGTAAGTGTAGTTGAAAGCTTTGTGAATTTTACGCCCCAATAAAGACGAGAATCAACTGATTCGTTTGTTCCTGCTTCTCCTGTATACGTTGGAGATGTTGAATCTAATGGGCCTTTCGTTACCTTAAAACGAAGAGGAAGAGGTGGCATGTAAGCGTTAATTGCATCCATAGCTGCTGAACCATCGTTATTCCAATATGAAAGCTTACCATACGTGTCAAGAGTGCTTAATGATTTAAATCCAAATGGAAGTGCATGTTGCGGAATATTTCCATTAATAACATTAGAATCCATCACAATACGAACATAGCTTGATTTATTTTCAAATTTTCCTGATTTTACCATGCGACGTTCTGATTTTGATCCTGCGTCAAAATTATAATATATTTTTTTATCGCCAATAACATTTGCTACATAACGTTTTGAAGCCGGGTTTAGATTGCAATTTGAGAATTGTTCAATCACTTGCTTAGATGTATCTGTATCATAAAAATTTCTAATTTGAACTGTAAATGTTGGCCATTGATTTCCTACGCTAGTAGAAAACTTAAGATCAGATATAGATACTTTAAAACTTTCATTCATTGACGCACCATCATATAGCGTTTCAAAGTGAAATAAGTCATATTCTTTTGCGCCGAAAGGTTGCGAAATAAAGCTAGTTGTCTTAGGGGCAGAATAGCGTGATGTTAGATCTCCGAATGATGTGCCAGCCGAACCTGATGCAATCCTAATAAAGTCCATTGGCTGGGTTGAATCAAGCATTGCGCTATCAACAGGAAAATCAGCGTAAAGAACATGACTGTCGGTCGTGAATCGTGTCGGATCAGTATTCAAAATTTTTGATATATATTTATCACTGTCGGGATCGAGTGATGCAGAAAATACCTTAACACCTACAAATGTGTCCGTTGTTTCACTTACACCACTAAGAATTAATTTAAAATCTTGCGTACCTACTGCAGGTGTCATAGAGTCGTCTAGGCTGGGGGCAGAAGCGTTCCAGGGGTTTGTGATACCTGAATCTGCATGAACCATCATACGAACGCCCTCAGGCACCATGATCATTGCACGAACCATGTCATGTGTATCAGCAATATCTGAATCTGTGAAGAGCGGGTTACCAATCACCTCCTGTGCAGCTGTGTCTTGCGTCGCAACAATAAATTGTGTGCTACCTGTATAACGTGATGCGCTATCTGTGCTATCGTCACCAGTCACCGCAGTGTCGTCAAGAAGTGTGCTTTCTACTTTAAATCCTGCGCTTGTCGCTTCACCAGACAATGTCCCACCGCCAGCACCAAGCACCCTAACATATGTAAGCGCATCACGATTCTTTAAAAATTCTTTTACAGCGTATGGGCCAAACTGCTTACCGTCTGGCTGTCCAAAAATATCTGTAAATTCTTTAAACGATGAAACTGTCACTGGTAAAAATGCAGGACCTTTTTGTGCAGTTCCAATTATACCAGCAGGAACACCGGTTGCACTTTTACTTGTTCCCGAAAGATCGATTTCACTTTCAAAAAAGCCTGGCGATTTGAAGGTTTGTTCTGACATCAAGTGTCTCCTATTCTTTGTTTGCGCTATACACACATATCATTAATTATTAAATATTTGGCTCAATATCAAGTTTCTACTCATTGTTAATGTTTTCTAAATCTTTTATTGAACGAATACTTGCAACTGTCTCACCAGAACGTTGGTTCTTTGACAATATTTTTGATAATTTTTTTTCTTGTTGTCCAGTGAATGGATTTATAACATATTCAACAACGCTCATTGCTTCTGAATCATGTCTAATTTTTTTATTTCCGCGCTGATCTAGCTCTTCAATGTTGCTAAGCGTAAATTTATCTATATCATCGCTTTGAATCATGGGTTCATTTACTTCAATAAGATCAGCTGTGATTTCTTTCATTTCAAATGTAATATTAGGAGCTGATTCAAAACTCCTAAATGGTGATCCTTTCCCAGGAATATCCTGAAGTGTTATAAAATAGCCAGGAAGATCCATATCAAATGTTAGCTTAACAAGTCTCTCATCAGTTGAAAAATCAGCAAAGTTGTCATCAAAGCCTAGCGGAGATTTCATATAAGCAACAAACTTATAGCCACCTTTCGTCGTAACTTGATATTGATGGCCGACAGCCGGAAAATTTGCAAATAAAGTTTCAATGATTTTATTCACGTGTGACACATATTGCGTCCATATCGTTATACTATATGAGATTTTTACAAACTTTGGATATGGTATTGTAATGATCTCATATATATGGTCACCATTAAGGTCAGATTCTAGATTTTGTGATCCTTGCTGTTTTGATAAATTGTTTTTATTTCGCCTTGAAGTAGTTGTGCCAGTATCTGCTACATTTCCTGGCACAATGTCGGAAAGTGTGAAATTCCCAGTATTCGATACATTATCTTGGTTTTTTATTTTTTGTTGGTTGATAATATTTTGATAATTTGGGTCTTTTCTAGAAAGACGACGCTTAATAATCAGGTCACCTTTTTCTCTAAACGCAATTCCCGAGCCGTATCCTCCAACATTTGCATCATGTTCTACGTTTTTTCTGTGAATTGCAATAATAGGTAAAATTAAAGCATTATTTTTATCACGAATTGGCTTATCACGCCTAGACACAGCAAAACGCTCACCTGATGCAAATACAACAGGCACTTTTGACATCGTACCATTAATTGAAACTTGAATATCAATGTCTTTATCAAAAAGATTAAACATTGCACGATCCATATCAACAATGCCACAAGACGGTATTGAAAAATCATCCGGGATATTTGTTCCTTCCCAGCCTGAACGAAGCTTAGTCATTATCACCGTCTCCATAGAACGCTGAATCTGTCGTAGCATCAGCTGGGTTTGGATCATCAATTACAGCAGGCCCAGTTATTGGTGGCTCAAGTACAGCTGATGTAGCATCATCAGATTGTGCTCTTTGTTGATTAGCACGAATATCACCTGTTGGATTACCGTCTGAATCAAGGGTATATCCACGCTGTTGCTCAAATGTATCCTGAACAGCGTTTGAGTCAGAATATTCCTCCGATGTTGGACCAAAAATTGGTGCTGTAAATTGACCCTTTCTTGCTTGTTTTCCTGAAAGTTTTATGCCTGTGTAATGCTCTGTTTGACCATATACATTATCAATCTTCGTTGAAGATAAAACCTCAAATATTACAGAGCCGTAACTAAAGAAATCGCCTTCTTTACAATTTATTTGTTTATTAAGAAGATCACGATGATGTAAAAAAACATCAAGTTTATAAATTTCTTCATGGCCAAAAATATTTGTTTTTACGTCCTCTGGGGAGTATTCTACTAATGCATCAATTTCAATTGGATTTTCAAAAACCTTATTAACTGCTTCTTCATAAACGTCATGAATGTCAGTTTTAACAACAGACACAGGATAATAAAAGATTTTTTGTCCAATTACATCTTTTATCACCTCAGATGTAATATCAGATATAAAATCAATTTCACGTTTTGTTATAAATAGCCTAGACATTCATTATCCCGTGAATATTGCTTTACCGTTTGGCATTGGAATAAACTTTAATTGTTTTTGAAGATTTTCAGCTCTAAGAGCCTGTGTCTCTATCAATTTATCGTATGTGAGGCTTTCAAGCATTTCTTTTAATTGGGTTATTAATTCTTTTTTATCTTCCCTGCCTTGTGTTACAAGTTCAGATCCATTTAGTGTAAGCTGCTGGTTTGGAATTGGAATATTTGAAAACTTAGAACGAATTAAACCAAGTTGCTCTTTTGAAAGTGCCAGACACATTTGCCTGATCCATTGGTGCCCAATTGAGTTAATTTTTGAAAACTGAATATCATTAAAGGGTATATTACCCATGTTAGACACACCATCAATTGTCTCATCAATGCTACCCGTATTCAACGGATTATTGAAGACTCGAACCCTAACATATAATGACATCGAGCTGTCTATTGTTGGTGCAGGAAAAACCCTAATATTTGGACCTTCTACTTTATACGAATAATTTGATCTGCGAACCCTGTTTGAGAGGTCAAGCTGACCTGCACGAAGAATATCCTCAAATACTGGAAGAACATAAAATATAGTCTCTGGTGTAAATGATTCAAAACTCATTTCATTGTTAAGATAGTTGATCGCTGATGTTGTGTCAAAAAACCTATATGCAGCTTGGGGTGAGAAATGTAGCACTTCTGTGATTTTTAACCTTGTTTTAGGTGATGCATTTTTATCGTTGTCAAATAATGGATTTCCGCTGCCATCAACAAGATCTGTATTAATATTATATAACTGCTGACCTGCTGTCATGTTTATAACACCAAGCTGTGATCCATAAACACCGCCGCCGCCCGCTTCTGTAGCATATGGTTCAGCAAAACGAGTCAAATATTCTAAACTGTTTCTTGGGAATTTATTTGTGTAATCAACAAGGGCACCACTGTCGTCTGTTTCTCCAGAGGCAGGCATTCCAAAAAATTCCATAAGCTGGGATTTTGTTTGATACTGATTTAAAATACTTCCGTACTCAAACAATGATTCTTCTAGATTTCCCCAAATTTGTTTTTTTGTCAGCTCAACGCTTAACACATCATCACCAAGTTTTCTCTTAACAAAAACTATCATATTATCTGCTTCGGTTTGAAATCCCGTATCGGCATCAAAAACACCAAACGGTGTAGGGGTAGTTGTGGCGGTAAAAATTGCCATTATAATTCCTCAAAAATATTTATACTCTTTAACAAAATGCACTTCATTCAATTTATAAATATTATGAAAATTTACATTTTTTATTTTATGTTGGTGAGATGTCTGCATCTGTTAAAATTAATAACTCAGAGCCAACAAGAACAATATATGCTGGGTCACCAGAATATCCAGAAAGTACTTGGATTATAGTTCCATATGAATACTCAAGACATGCGCCTGTGACCAACACGAGCTGACCTGCTGTCACTGTATTACCGTATGTTCGATATCCCACTCAGGAATTATTTTTATTGCATCGTTAATTAAAATTCTCCACACTCTTTTTGAAGCCTGAAACGAGTCGCCAAAATACATTTCAGATTTGCCAGGCGCACCTTGACATATATCAATATCACCTTCTGTAATTAAAATTCCGTATCCTATCATCTCTGTTTTACTTTTAAAAACAGTAACGAGATCACCAGCCGTGAATTTGCGACTGTAGAAAGATAATAAATCCATTTATTCTTTGTCAATTATACGTTTGAAAGATTGTGTCTTCTCACACCATGCCAGTTTAACTTGAGACATTTTATTAATTGTGCCTGAGCGATTGTGAAGAGGCATGTCATTTTCTTCTTGTGGTTGCGGATCAATAATATATTGTCTTATATTTTGATCATAATTCTTAAAACTATGCCGAAGCAGCAAGTCAAGAACCTTATTATTCGTATTATAGGTAAGAATGACTGCGAAACCCACAAAAAATAGGACAAACAAAAATAAAATATATAAAAACGACGTTATCATTATTCATAAATATATAATCGGTATTATTTTTCTTTACCTGATTGAGAATTTATAAAAATTGGAAAATAACAAAGAATACAGGACATAAGATTTAGTAGCATTAGATTTTTATTGCGTAAAAACGTAAAACTAAATAAAAACAAAGCTATGTTAATAAAAATTGCACATTTAAGTAATTTAAGCATTTTAAGCGATATATTCATATTAATATATATCTAATAAAAAATGCCACCCAATTTGGGTGGCACTTGAAGCGATGTTAGCTTATATTAATCTTATGATGCAGTTACATTTACGTTATGAACGACAGACCATTGTGTGCCGTTCCATACAAGACCAGCAACACCACGATGTGCAGCGGTATTTGTTGTCATGCTTAATAAAGAAACTGCTGAACCTGCGCTTAAAAAAGTGCCCCCAACATTTACTTCACCGCTTGCAGCGCCGACAAAAATTAGATTCTTACGTTGTCCTACGAAACTTCCGTTTCCAAGAACTGTTACCAAATCCATTCCCGCAATATCGCTGCCAACTGTAAGAAGTGATGTCTCTACATCGGCATCAATTGTAGCAGCTGTGCTTGAGCCATCTGTCAGTGCAATTGTAAAACCTGAGTCTCCTGCGTCTTCAGTTGTGTCAGACATTGTGCCTGCCTGAAGTGTATAAACCGTAAGCGTTCCATCACCGTTATCAACAACTTCAAAATCTGCGCTTGCAGTAGCGTCGCCGTCAATAGCGGCTTGGATAGCTGTTGCAACAGTTGTTATTGATGAAGCATCTGCAAAATTAACTTCAACCTGGTTTGTAGCGGCGCCAGCTCCTGCTGGTACTGGTGTTCCATCATTATTGTTATCAAACCAAACACCATATGAATCGCCGTCCTGCGCATAAATAACGAAGTATGTCCCGTTAAGAGATCCAGCCGTGTCTGCAGTACAGGTAATAAGATAAGAAGCGCCGACAGGTGTGATTGACTCATTAGAGCGAACCAAGCCCACATCGCTAATAGAAAATCCGGATCCTGAAGTCTGTTCCAGACCACTGGATGAAGATATTGTTACTTGTGGCATTATTTACCCCCTATGCTTCTGTAGCAGTTGATGATGTGCAGATCCACTGCGCTCCGTCACTAATTAGAACCGCAAAATCACCTACATCATCAAATGTGATAGTAGAAAGCAGTGTGCCATCTGACTGAATACCACCACCCGTAACTGTTAGTGTTGCGGCGCCGCCATCAGCGCTCATTGTGATAAATTTTGATGCTCCAACATTTGTGTTTGCGGCAAGCGTATTTGCCATTACTCCTGCTGTTGAATCAAGAGTTGTTGAGCCGAATGAACTAACTGCTCCGGCAGCTGACACTGTTTCTGCAGCTTCTGCAATTGCAACGTCTCCGATTTCAAATCCGCTTCCTGATTCCTGGTAAAGCCCCCTTGAGGCTGAATAAACTACTTTTGGCATGTTGATCTCCTTTGTGTTGTCTGCAAGATTCCATATCGTCGGCAGGATCGACTGATCAATTGATATGGGCCTATTCTTATATATTATTTAATTGATGAATCTTACTTTAAATTTTAAGCTTGTTCAATCTTTTTTATTTTTTATTATTGAAACGTTTTTTTCGCTTATGCTCAAACGAATAATCGAATGCATCAATATAATCTTTGAATCCGTCAGACACAATTTGTCGTGTTTCGGCGTTGTAATACTGGCTGTAGTGGCGTTTAATTGTTTTATATTCAGTTTTAAATCTAGGTAATTCAACGTTATATAAGCCCAATTCTTCAACTACAGTTTCAAAATCACGTTCAAGATTTTCAAATGTTATATAATGCTGCATTCCCGGATCAATAAATTGATTATTGTAGTTTCGAATATATTCATATGCCGTGCAAGTATCATGAGCGCCTGGAGGATAAACACTTGGAAATTTTGAAATACGATTAAATGTAAAATCTTCAAACTTCTTTTTTGCTTTTCCAGTTAAAAAATCAGAGCTGTTTATCTTCCATCTACTGTGACGATTATTTTTCATATTCCACCAATAATATGAAACAACAGCATCCCAAGGATTACGCACCATTGTGATCCATTTAAGTTTTTCTATTTTATCAAATGTGGCTGGACTACAGCGTTCTTTTAAAACTGCGGGTGTTGTATGTGTATGATAACGCAGGAATCTTTCACCATTTTCTTCGTAATCATTATTTTGCTGTTTAAAGCCTGCGTCTTGTTCGGCGCCGTACATTCCACCTGTTACTAAATCAGCTGGACCGCATGATAAAGCAAGCGCAAATTCAATTGAAGAGCCTGCTGTTTTCATTGGCTTGAAAAATGCAAAACCTTTGGTCGGTGATAATATCATTTAATATCCTTTTCTATATTATAATATTTGGAATAGTGGTAGTTAAAAATATTTTATGAAAATTCTATTGTCAGCGCCGCGCATTAGGCGAACGTTTTTTAAACACAAAAATCGGCTCAAAATTCGTTTTATGATGTCCAGCTTTTTTATTAAAGTGATCCCTACCAGTCTTTAGCTTAAACGTTTCTATATGCCTAAACCCAACTTTTTTTGCAGCGGCAGCAATAATATCTCCATATTTCTTACTTACATTAATCACCAGGTGCCCATCTTGCTTGAGAAACTTATAGGCATTTTCAAATGTTGGGATCAAATAATTTTCAATCCAAAGTTCAAGTGTATTGTGATCACGCCAGCATTGCCCAGGTTCATCGTAATAACGCTCCAAATCAAAATACGGAGGAGAAGTAAAAACCAAATCACCAATATTCTCGTTAAGCTGAATCATTTCACTTCCGTTTTTATGAAGCTCCATTCCGCCATCAAATACTTTTGAATTGATAATCTCCTGTTCAAGAACTTTTAGATCTAAAAATGTCTCTGATGCTGGGTCTGTCCCAATATACTTTCCAGATGGACAAGCGGCTACAAACCCAGTAAGCCGAGCACCAAACCCCATTGAAGGATCCCAAACAACTGGATTTTCTATTTCGTTACAAAAACGTTTATAAATATGATATGCTACCGACGGCTTGAAC